TTGGATTATATCGTTACAAAGTTTAGTGGAGGGGAATACCTTTCCACTAAATTTTGTTGTCGGAAAGCGAAAAATGATGTAAATTATAAATATAGAGAGGGGCGAAGTTTATGGAAGAAAGGAATATGGGAAAAGAGAGAAGCTTTAGAGGGTTTGGCCAGAAACTTTCTGGGGGATGGTTGGAACATAAAGACCATATTATGAAGAAGGTTCCAGAGGCGAGAGATGTACGGATACAAAGTTATAGTACGGTTCCGGCATGGAGCATCTTAGGAAAAGATGAATTCCAGATAAAGAAGCATGGATTCTTTGCAAACGAATTGGTAAATGTTTATGATGTAGACTTTATTGAGAAAGAGGGTTGTAAAGATAAATTAGAAAAGCGAATAAAAAAATTAACAAAAGGCGGAGTCCTAGGATATTATATTTGGTCAGAGACTCGCATATTAAAGACGCAGATAATATTAAAGAGAGTTGGTAGATATGACAAATAATATTATAGATTTAGAAATGAAGCCGATTTCAATACCTTTTCCTATGGCATCCTATATTGGCCTAGACTTTGAGGCTCGTGGTCCTATATCAATAGCTTTGCCTATGACCTCTTATGTTGGGCTAGACTTTGAGGTAAGTCCTCGCATTGAGGTTATTTCGCCGCTTTATGTCAACGTTGGTCTGGAAATGTCTAGTTATATAAATATAGATTGTGAAATAGACTTGAATGAAAAGGAATTTTTGATTATATCTCAAGAGCTTGGGGATAAAGTCGCAGAGAGAAGGATAGAAATTGGAAGAATGGTCCTTGTTCATGGTCGGTCAATAAAAGACGTTTGCGAAAAATTCGGTATCACTAAATCCACGGCATATAGAGATTTAAATATATTTAAAAGCGAAGAGGCGTTAAACTTAAAAAAAGACTATAAATCAAATACTAGAGTTATGACGTATTTGATTAAGAATTTAGAAAGTTTAAAAGAAGTCGATAGGAGACTATGGGCGGATTATTATGTTACGGCGAAAAACGTACAAGATTTGAAAGTGATATATGATTTTGAATATAGTAAAATAAATTTAACAGATTTAAAAGTAAAAACAAATATGGAAAATATTGCTCGATTAGCTAGTCAATTAGATAGCATGGAAAGAACTAAGGTGAGAATTTTAGATAGCTTGAGAAGAACACAAAAATCATTCGTCGAAACTCTGGAATCTTTTGGATTAACAAATGAAGCGGCTATGGACGCTATCGTTGGCTCCGGAGATAATGACTCTACAAATTATAATAATTTCCAAAATATTATAGTTGAGTTTGGGAAGATAATTCATAGAAACATAAAAGACCCAGCAGTTAGAGGTAAAATTTTTATAGAAATGAAGGGAAAGGTAACGGGAATAAGTCCACCAAAAGAGGAGGTCGTAGATGCAGAACTCGCTTGAAGATACTTTTGATATATTTATAGACCACGCTAATCAAGAAGAGCCACCGGATATCAAAACGGATAGTTCAATATTGCAAGAAACAGAGGTGACAGAGGAGGTAATCAAATTACAAGATTTTGCGGCGAAAGGTTATAGTATGAATATTTGGCGTTGGTGTCCAGCGACCATAAAGGATTGGTTGTTGGGAGAGGAATACTTAAATCTAAAAATAGTCAATGATGAATTTAAAGATACGTTTTATGAAAATGAAGAAGATTATGATGATAGCTATAACGATGAAGATTATGAGGTCAAGAAAGAGCAAGGCGGGACGTTACGGCAAGCGGTCTATGATGACATCGTAGATTTTTTTGAACCTAAGAAAAAGAATCCTTGGATAAGAAAACATCATGAGGCAATATTCTCAGAGGGTATCGGGTCTGGAAAATGCGAGGCTCCAGAAACTCCGGTCTTAATGTTTGATGGGACAATAAAGACTTATGCAGATATTAAAGTAAATGATTTAATTATGGGGCCAGATAGCAAACCTAGAAGGGTTTTGGAAACTCATAAGGTTCACGACGAGGCCTACGAAATAGTTCCAGTTAAGGGAGATAAAAAAATAGTTAAGTATAATCATATTCTTTCTTTAAAGAGAACAAACAAAGGAATGATAAATAAACATAGAGACGGGATTGGTAAAATAGATAGTCTTGCGGGGAAGATTATAAATATTTCCGTAGAGGATTATTTACAAAAAACTAAAAACTTTAAAGATTTACATAAACTATGGAGGGTTGGAGTAAAGTTTAAAGAAAAGAAAATCAATATAGACCCTTATTTTTTAGGACTATGGCTAGGAGACGGGAATAATAATATAGTAAGCGTAACGACTATAGATAAAGAGATTAAAGATTGTATCTATAAGATAGCAGAAGCAGAAGGGCTTTATGTAACTATTAATCAAAATAAAAATAAAACTTGTCCTAATTATATTATTAACGGTCAAAGGAAAAAGAAAAATCATTTAATGGATATATTTAGGGGATATAATTTAATTAAAAATAAGCATATCCCAAAAGACTTTAAAATAAATTCTCGGGAGAATAGACTAGAATTATTAGCTGGATTAATAGACTCAGATGGTTCTTTACATAATAATTATTTTGAGTTTTCAAATAAAAATAAGAGACTATGCGAAGATGTTTTATTTTTAGCTAGGTCTTTAGGGCTTGCCGCTTATATAAAAGAAAGGGTTACTACTTGTAAGGGTAAAAGCTTTAAGAGCTTTAGAATAGGAATATCGGGAAGCCTTGCAATAGTGCCAACGAGACTAAAAAGAAAACAAGCGACACCAAGAGAACAAATAAAAGATGTTTTAGTTACGGGAATAAAAGAAATTAATTATGTAGGTAAAAAAGAGCTTATAGGATTTGGGCTAGATAAAGACCATTTATTTGTTGCGGGAGACTTTACCGTAACTCATAACAGTTTTAAGATGTCTATTATGACAACTTATTTTATTCATCTTCTTCTTTGTTTAGATAATCCTCAAAAATATCTTAGGCAGGGAAAGTCTTCTAAGATAGCTATTATGAATATGTCTATTAATGCAAATAATGCAAAGAAAATTATTTTTTCAGAATTATCTTCTATGATAAATGATAATGAATGGTTTAAATCTAAACCGTGGGAGCTTAAAGATTCCAGAATGCCTGACCCGATATGTCAATCAGAATTAAGATTTAAAGGAAATCTTTTTGTGATTCCGGGTTCTGGACAATGGAGAACTGCGGTTGGTTATAATATTTTAGTAGGGATTATGGATGAAGCTGGTTCATATCGTAATACAGATAATTCAGACCAAGCGGGGGAAATTTATGATGCTTTACAGCGTCGTATCGGTGGGAGGTTTGAAGATAAAGGAGCAGTTATTATAGGTGGTTCTCCTATGTATGAATTAGATTTTATTGAAAAGAAAATACATGAAGGAGAAAGTGAGACAAGTAAAGTATTAGCAAGGAGAAGAAATCTTTGGGATAGTAAGTATCCTAATTGGAGCGGAGAATATTTCTATGTTGATAAAACAGATAGAATAATATTAGAAAATCCTACTGAAGAACAAATAAGTAAAAAGGATATATTAAAAATCCCTGCTATACCTTTTCTATTCAAAGATTTTAGAGCCAATGTTACAAAAGCGTTAAGAGATTTTGGAGCGCATCCTTCAGCAAGTATAAATTCATTTTTCGAAACACCAAAAACTGTTATTCATAGAATTAATACAGAAAGAACGGAAGACCCTGTAAACCATGATGGAACGCTTAAGGATTGGGTTAAACCTATTATGCCTAATTCGTATCATTGTATTCATGTTGACCTTGCTCTTACTGGATGTGCTTGTGGATTTGCACTAGGTCATTTTAACGGATTTGATGAAGAAGGTGCGGTACAAGTCTATATTGATTTAATGATGAGGATAGAGGGCTCTAAGGAAAGCCCTATAAGGATAGGTAAGGTTAGAGATTATATTTATGCACTGACAGCTAGAGGGTTTAATATTAATTTGATTACTTATGATGGATTTCAAAGTGTAGATTCAAGACAAATGTTAGAAGGCAAGGGATACAATACAGAACCTTTATCAGTTGATAGAACTATGGAGGCTTATGCAGACTTAAAAGAATCTATTAATGAAGATAGGGTAGATTATTATTGTATAAGTCCGAACAATATGCCTTTAGAGGAAAGGCTAGGATTAAATAATAGTGAGTTGACAGCATCAGAAGTATTTGTTAAAGAGGCTATGAGGCTCGAAGAAATCGAAGGTAAGAAAGTAGACCACCCACCAAAAGGTTGCACAAGTGCTGATACTGCAATACTTTACAACGACACTATAAAAGAGATTGGAGATATATCAGAAGAATCTTTCGAGGTTGTTAGCTATAAAGATGGGAAGTTTATTAAAACAAAGGCTAAGAATGCTCGTATAACAAAATATGTAAACGAGCTAATAGAGGTAGAGTTTGAAGACGGAAGTATATTAAAGTGCACTCCAGAACATCCGATATTATTAGATAATGAAGAATGGATACAGGCCCAGAGCCTTAAACCTAATGATAATATAAAATGTTTGACAAAGGTTTAGGAGGGTGGTATAGCTAGATATGAAAAAAATAAAACTAAATGGAAGAACTGATAAAGAAGCTTTAATAGATAACGAAGACTTTGACAAGATAAATAAATATAAATGGTATCCTAGAGCTCCAAATAAGAATGTTACTTACGCTACTTTAATATATCTCCACAAAAGGCTAAAAAGCAATCTAGTATAACTGGAATAACGTGGCACAAAATAAAAAAGAAGTGGAGAATAACAATAAAAGGGAAATCTTATGGATACTTTGACAATATAAAAGATGCCAAGACGAGAAAGGATGAGATATGTTGATAAAATCTATTAAAAGGATTAAATTAGAAGAAGAGATTCCCGTCTATGACATTACTGTCCCCGAAACTGAAAATTTTTGCTTAGCGTCTGGAGTCGTGATTCATAACTCGAAAGATGTATCTGATGCAGTGGCGGGAGTGGTTAATACTATCATCACTCATAAAGACGAAATGGGACAAGTGGAGGTTTGGACATCTTGATAGTATTTGCTTTACAAAAGATAGAGTGCTAAAATACAAGATAGGAGATAAATTTAATGAGCAAGACAAAAGTTAAAAAAGCAAATAAAGTTCAGGGACAAGAAAGTATAGAATGTATTATTACAGATAGAGGTATGGTATTAGAAAAGGAAATCTGCAAAGAGTTTCAAATAAATGATTCCGTTACGAAACAAATAGATAATATAGAGTGGGGAGAAGAGATAATTCAGCCTCCATATAATCTAGTTAAACTTTTGGCATGGATGAATCAATCCGTTGTACATTCAAGTTGTGTTAGAGTTAAGACACAAGATGCCGTAGGAGTTGGTTGGTATTTAGAGGTTGACGAAGATGAAATAACAGATGAAGAAAAAGATAAAGATATCAAAGACAATTCAGATTATCAAATCTTATATAAATTTTTCAAAAAAGTAAATCCAGATGAAAACATTACAAAAATGATTAAGAAAGTATTTCTTGATTATGAAGCCAATGGTAATGGTTATATCGAAGTCACTAGAGACGTCAACGGAGTAATAAATGGACTTTATCATATGAATAGTGGAACGATATGGTGGGCTAAAGATAAAAAAAGGTTATGTCAGATAGTTGGAGAAAATCAAGTTTGGTTTAAATTATTTGGTAGTGATGAAAAATTAAATAGTAA